CCACTGGATCATCTTCGTGAAGGGAGCTGCGGTATGAAAATTAAATGCATCAAAGACACAGAGGGATACTGGACTGAAGGTGAAATGTATCCGGCCCGTGTAGTTGCTGGCGGTTTTGTTCAAGTTGGCGACGATGACGATCCTAATGGCGAAGGTTGGAGCGCTGCACCAATGGAATATCGTGAAGATGGCTCGATCGTTTATCAGGTCGGCGGTATTGAGGGCGATGTGTTATTCGAGGAGGCCAGCCATGACTGATATCACCGAACTGGCGAAAGCGGCAGAAAAATATCGCTCCACCCTTGAGGCTCATCGTAACAACCCGCGTGACGGTGTGGTGCTGAATGCCTAGGATGAAGACAACAGCAAACGAGCTCTGGTTACTTGCCAGAATGCGCAACCGCTGCCTGCGCAACGCGGCGAGGTGCTGATTATGACTAAAAGAACCCAACTGCAGAAGGTGCGGGATGTTCGGAGGATTATTGATTTTTTCAAAGAGCATGGGGGAGATCTCTAGCGACAAAAGCGTCCACATTTCATCACGCACGGCCTCAAAGGAAGCCTTAGAGCTAGCGGAGTATCTAAAATGCACCGCTCATTTGTGTGAGGCCGGTTAACTCTTTTATTCTGAACATCTTGAAGATGAAAGCCTTTTTGCTATGTTAGACAATGAGAAATCTACCATGTCTGAGCAAGTTATGCTCTTAAGAGGGATGTTTGAATGGCGCGTCAATATGAAATGCAGATATCAAGGATGACAGTGGACAAGTTGGGGGTGAAACTTTATGACAGAGCATATGCTGTTATAGCCGAATTAGTTTCTAACAGTTACGATGCTGACGCGACGAGCGTTACTATAAAAGCCCCAATGGGACAATACTTGGCTGTTAAGCAAGATGGTATTGTTACATCAAAAAACGTCACTATTGAAGTGGAAGATAATGGCGTAGGGATGGCTCCTGAAGAACTACAGAATTTTTACTTGGTTGTCGGTAAAGAAAGACGGAAAGATCCTAAAAGAGGTGAGACTTCAAAATTATTTAAGCGTAAGGTTATGGGGCGAAAAGGTGTTGGAAAATTAGCTCCATTTGGTGTTTGCAAAAGAGTTGAAATTATTAGCGCTGGTGGGGATGAAATTGAGCGCGATGGCAAAAAAGGGTATGAGATTGCTCATATTCTTTTAGATAAAGAAAAAATAATGGATGATACGTCTATTTCTTATAATCCAGAAACTGGTGATTTAGACGGCACATTGAGTGAGTCCACTTTTACTAGGATAATTTTAAGTGATTTCGAATATAGAAAGATTAGTGAAATAAAAGATTTATCGAGGCAACTCTCACAACGGTTTGGTGTTAAGAGTCGCAATTGGAACGTTAAGTTAATAGATACATCTAAGACAAGATCCAATCCAGACTATGAAGTAGAAGTTGGTGAGTTTACTGTTCCTGTCATGCCAAACTCGAAAATAGAGTTTCGTTCAGTAAGTGGAAGTGTTGCGACAGATTCTTGTAATGATTTAAGTGACTATGTGGCAATAAATCCCGATGGAACTCGCTCTATTAATGTTTCGGCTGGGTTCGAACATGAAGGTAAAGCATACCCGATTCTCGGTTGGATTGCCTATGCAAAAGAACCATACAAAGATGAATTAATGGCAGGTGTACGCATTTATTGTCGAGGTAAATTTGCGGCTCAAACCACTGTTTTTAATAGAAAAGCTGGTTTTACAGGTGAGCATTCCATTCGTTCATACTTAGTTGGAGAATTACACGCGGACTGGCTAGACGAAAAAGAGGATCTCATTCAAACAGATCGAAGAGATATTCTATGGTCTGATGATTTGGGTACTCATTTTCAAGAGTGGGGACAAGAAGTTATTCTGCTAGTAGGTAAAATAACACGAGACCCTCTAAGAACAAATATGATGAATCAATTTTTCGAGTTAGCTCAGGTGCAGGATAAAGTAGAAAAGGCTTATCCAGGGACTGGCCAGAAAGATATGCGATCACAGGCTACCAAAATCGCTAAGCTTTTGGGTAAGTCATTGCGTGGTGATGAGTTACATGATCCTGATGCTCTAGAAAATCTAGTTCAGCTAAGTATTATGTTGGCACCATTACAATCGTTAGATGAAAAATTAATTGAGGCATCCAGCAAAGCAGATACACCGCTTAACGTACTCAATGATATTTTAGCTACCGCTCAATTAGCCGAAACAGTAAGCTTTGGTCAGAAGGTAAAAAAAAGACTTCAAATTATTGAAAGGCTTGAGTCATTAAAAGATGCGACAGATACAGCTGAGGACGAATTACAGGATTTAATTTCCTCTGCTCCGTGGTTGGTTAATCCGCAATGGGTTCCTGTGACTGCCAATAAGGCACTGTCAACATTGAAAAGAGAGTTTCAAAAATATTATAAAAAGAAAACTGGAGAGGATATATATCTTATAGATTTTGATCGAAGCAAAAAAAGACCTGATTTTGTTTTGTTTAGCCAAGACGGTAAGCTACAGATAATTGAAATTAAAAAACCCCATCATTATATTACAAATGATGAAATGGATCGTATCATAAATTATTTTGAAATATTTGAGGAGTTTTTACATGATGAAAGACATAGCGATTTTAAATCTATAGCTACTGATTTCCACGTCACACTTGTCAGTGACGGGGAGCGCTTGAGTGGTGCACGTCGTAAAGCTTATACTGCGTACATTGAAGAAAAACGCCTAACCCCTGTTGATTGGGCTGGGTTCTTGTTGAGGACAACTCAAACTCATCAAGAGTTTTTAGATGAGGCAGAACAGTTGAAGTCGGGAATTAATGAGTGAACAAAAGGTGACCAGGTTGAATGCAGTTGACCTATTTAGTGGTGGTGGCGGGCTTACCATGGGATTAAAAATGGCCGGATTCGATGTCAAAGCTGCTGTAGAGCTGGATACGCATGCAGCCGCTACCTTTCAAGCAAATCATCATGATACAAAGCTTTTTGTTCAAGATATTAGATTTGTTAAAGGTGACGACATCCTAGAGCTTGTTCCTGAGAAGCATTTGGATCTTTTATCTGCATGCCCACCTTGTCAGGGCTTTACCAGCCTCACCGCTAAGTACAAACGAGAAGACCCACGCAATTTGTTAATTAACGAAATGTTGCGGCTTGTCGAAGAAACCACCCCATCCGCAATCATGATGGAAAATGTTCCTGGCTTGGCTTCGCGTGGTAATCATCTCCTCTCACCTGTGATTGAGAGGTTAAAAGAGCTAGGGTATTCAGTTAACTATGGTGTTTTGCAAGTTGCCGATTTTGGCGTGCCGCAGTTCAGGAAGAGGTTCGTTTTGCTGGCTGGTAAAGGTTTTTCTATTCCGTTGCCTGAAGGATCACATTGTAGAGACGGTAAGGGAAAGCCAAAATGGGTGACTGTAAAGGAGGCTATTGGTGGGATGCCAAAGCCTTTGACTCTCTCTCAGGCCAAAAAAAGAGGAAAGTTTCCGTTATCTAGCTGGCATGTAGTAAGAGACCTTTCTGATCTGAATATTAAGCGTTTGCAAGCGGCGATTCCCGGCATGTCTTGGGAATGTATCCCGGAGGAACTCCGTCCTGATTGCCATAAAGGCGACTACAAGGGATTCAGTAATGTATATGGTCGTATGGCTTGGGATGATGTTTCGCCAACAATTACAGGAGGTTGTACAACCCTCAGCCGTGGACGTTATGGGCATCCTGAAGATAACAGGACGATCTCTGTTCGAGAAGCTGCTAGGTTACAGACCTTCCCTGATGATTATGTATTCGACACTGCTTTTATGGAAAAGGTATGTGTCATCATTGGGAATGCACTTCCATGTAAATTTGCAGAGTATTTGGCCAATCACTGTAAGAATTACATCCAAGAAGCAAGGGAACATGGATTAATTCCGTAACTATGGATGTAACTGTAACCCGCTTAGGCGGGTTAATGGCAACCTTGGGGGAATCATGTTCTCATACCTTCCTCTGGGAACGTTCAGTTTGCCAATGTTAGTGGTCGTTCCCTTATCACCACCGACGGTGAAGCTATAGACGGTGAGGCTTTGTACGATGTACTGGTTGAAGGTGTGGTAACTTTCCTCATCAACCGAGTTTATCAACACGAAGATGACAAAATCCCTGTAATTTAAACCTCAACCCGCTTCGGCGGGTTTTTTAATATGGAAAAACATCAATCTAAACATAAGCATGGTGTTTGCAAAAAGTGCTGCAGAGGGGTTGAACATTTCATGCAACCGGTATACTGTTTATTTGTACAGTATTCATGTGAGGTGCTAACCATGAAAGTTGAAGTCACAATTGATAAACATAAAAAACTCCCTGATGGCGCCATACCTGCGCTTGAGCAAGAATTGCTGCGCCGCTTGTCCCAGTCTTATGATGACTGCAAATTAACCATTCGACGCACAGGCAACGATGGCCTTAGCGTTTTGGGCGGCGCTGATGGCGATAAAAAACGTGTAGAGCAAATCCTGCAAGAGACGTGGGAAAGCGCGGACGACTGGTTCTACTGATTCACCTTTTGGTGGCTGGCATTTCCCAAAGCATCGCAATAAGCGTGTCCCTTTGATGCTGTCGCCAGACTATATTTTTGCGTCTGTATGTCGCTCAGGGGGATGAAGTGGATCTCGATATCGCCGAAGTGGTGGACATTATCAGGCAGGGCGGGAAGTTTTTAATTTCGAGCGATGGGGGGAAAATAACTGGGCTCGAAAAGGTAAGAAAAAATCAGTTTTTGCTGACGATTGAAGAGTTTAAAGAGCTAGCTAAAGAAGCTGGCTGCATTGACGAAACCGAGAGTAAGCTGCAATAATTTACCTGCCGCCTGAACAACGGCAACGGAGCATCTCAGCGCCACGGAGTGAAACCCATGGCGCAACAATTACACCTGATAAAACAGACCCAAGGAATACTGATCCCTGCCACGCAGGAGACCAGCGATTTCTTGCAATCAAAATGCAAGCTCGGCGCCGTTCTGGAGGCCGATTTTAAGCTTGTCCGCAATCCGGCGTTTCACCGCCGTTACTTTGCTTTACTCAATCTCGGCTTTGAATATTGGGAACCTACCGGCGGGGCGATTTCGTCTAACGAGCGCAGGCTTATCACAGGTTACGCCAAATACCTTGCTGCATATGGCGGGAGTGAATCGGCGTTGCTTGATGCCGCCGGGCAATATCTCGACCGGATAGCTGAGAAGCGATTCGGCTATATCAGTATTTGCAAATCCTTCGATGCTTACCGGGCGTGGGTCATCGTTGAAGCCGGCCACTATGACGCCATACAGCTGCCGGACGGCACGCTGAAAAAACACCCTCGCAGCATTTCTTTCGCAAGCATGGACGAATGCGAGTTCCAGGAACTGTACAAAGCATCGCTCGATGTTCTCTGGCGGTGGATCCTCTCTCGTTCTTTCAACAGCCTGCAGGAAGCTGAAAACGCCGCCAACCAGCTTTTAAGCTTCGCGGGGTGATGCTGATGAAATACTCATGGTTTCACCATCTCGAATGCACAACCCAGCAGGCCGAAGAATTGGTAGCGAGATATCGTCAGCGGGGCGTAAAGGTCGAACGAAGCTTAAACCCTGACTTTATGACATGGACCGTCAGCGCGCAGCTGGTGGAGGACAAAAACCCGCCGCGGCCAGACTCTCGCTGGCGTAACAGGATGTGGGGGTGAGTATGGCGAACCTACGCAAAGAGGCGCGTGGCCGCGAATGTACTGTGCGGATCCCCGGGCACTGCAACGGCAACCCGGAAACCAGCGTGCTGGCGCATTACCGCTTGGCGGGTACGTGCGGCACAGGATGCAAGCCTGACGATACTCAGGCGGCGATCGCCTGCAACGGGTGCCATGACGTAATTGACGGCAGAACCAAAACCACCGATTTCACCTACGACGAATTGCGCCTGATGCACGCAGAGGGGGTAATGCGCACCCTGGAAATCTGGCGGAAAGAGGGACTCATCAAATCATGAAAATCTACGATATCACGCCCATCGGCAAACCCAGGATGACCAGAGCTGATAAGTGGAAGCAGCGTCCGGAAGTAATACGTTACCGGGCGTTCTGTGATGAAGCTCGTCTGCGCAAAATTCACCTGCCAGACTCCGGCGCTCACGTCACGTTCGTCATGCCTATGCCGCAAAGCTGGAGTCAGAAAAAGAGAGCGCAATACGCAGGACGTCCACATCAGTCAAAGCCCGACTGCGACAATATGCTGAAAGCCCTAATGGACGCCCTCTATGAGGATGATTCACACGTCTGGGATTGCCGCATCACCAAAATATGGGGCGAGAAAGGGCAGATCATCATTGGGGATTCTCTATGACCCTCGATCACTTCATGCAGTACCAAACCGAGAGCGTTAAGCGCGCCAGTATGCCGCCAGTAGCAAAGCACAACCTGAACCATACCAAACCAAAACAGCCAAAGAGGGCCGCAGCGTGAATCTTGAAAACACAGTGAAATACCACTTCGCAAAATCCACGCTGATTAGCGATTCTCCGCGTGCTACCGCCTCTGATTCACTGACCGGCACCGACATCATGGCAGCAATGGGCATGACCCAGGAACGTGCCGCTATGGGGTATAGCGCTTTCCTGGGCAAGATGGGCATAAGCAACAATGACCGGGATCGGGCTATCGGACTATTGGCTGAGTACGCGCTGACAAAATGCGATAAGGTTGCTGCGTTGCGAAAGCTCTCGCCAAGCGTAAAACCCCGGGTTATACGGATCCTCGCAGAGTACGCCTTTGAGGATTACTCCCGCAGTGCTTCCAGTAAAAAAACATGCGACTGCTGCAATGGGTCTGGATTCATCGACGCAGTGGCGTTCACCAACAAAGTAACGTATCCGGACGGCAAACCGCCGAAGTGGGTCAAAGTTACAAAGGGGATCTATCCATCATACTGGGAGGAGGTGAAGTCGGTCCGGGAGCAGGTCCGGGTGCTTTGCCAAAAGTGCAAGGGAAAAGGGACTGTTAGCGCCGCCTGTAACGACTGCCACGGTCGGGGGAAGGTAGTGAACCAGGATGAGACGGAGAAGCAGGGAGTGCCTGTGATGGGTAACTGTAAACGCTGTGGTGGTCGCGGGTATGAGCGAATCCTCTCCACTGCTGTGCATAGGGCCATTTGCCAGATAACGGACGCCATCACTCTGGATACCTGGAAGAAATCGGTTAAACCGTTCTTCGACGTATTGATCACTAAATTCGATATAGAGGAAGCGTGGGCAGAGGCGCAACTCAAACAAATAACGCGGTGAGATATTTACTTTTCCCGAATTCGTGTTAATTTGTTCTAACGATGGGCATTGTGTGTTCACCGTTGAAGAAAAAATTTAAAGCCTCGGCAAATGCCGGGGCTTTTTCGTATCTGCAATCCGGTCAGGGCTCTTGGGTAGAGACGTGCTGCACGATACGTTAAAGCCCTCCGCGCAGAGCCCTGAACCAGATTGCTGGTTTAGCTCAGAAGGTAGAGCGCCTGCCTTGTAAGCAGGATGTCGGCTGTTCGATTCCGTCAACCAGCACCAGAACGGCAGAGGGGCCAGCGTCTGAAGCGAATCCCGATCACAATGCGTAACTTATCTGGGGGAAGCTATGCAGCAACCATATTTTTTTAACCCGGGCATGACCACTCAACAGCTTGAAGACTGGCTTGGGCAACAGAAAATCTATCTTGCCCACTTCAACCGTCTGATAGCAGAAAAAGCCGCTCTTGAGGAGCGGCTGAGTCAGATCTCTGCGGAGATTGGGCGAGTCGCTACTGATAGCTTTCAAGGAATACTGAGTTTTCCCTGGGATCCCAGTCCTCTTGTGGAAAATCCTCAACAGGATAGTGGCCAGTCGGCAGATTGAGTGACGCCAGGACAGCGGCAGCATCTTCTGACATATAACTGGGCTTTAGTTGACTGGCAATGATAAAGAGACAGTCGTTTAGCGAGAGTCTTCTAATCTCTTCAGGTTTCCACTTGGTCATTTCGAAGATAAGGTGATGAAGAGCCTTATCGTTATCAAGATAATAATAATCCGATGAAAAATGTTTCCTGTACTCATCGAGAATACATTCAAGAGTGAATATTTGTCCTATTCGATACCAAACCTGCCTGGCTCTGTAACTGTGTGAGTCTGCCAGTAATGTTTGGGGGAAGTTGTTATTTTGACAAACCCGGGACTTGATTACCTGTAAAAGGTCTGAGTACTTACTCATATTTTCACCAGTTGATGTTTTAATCATTTGCGAATCAATTTTATCAAAGAGAAAAACAAGCCGCTACACGCTGATAACATCAGGCTGGGCGGTTATGGTGAGCCGATACCTCAGACAAGCAGAGTATTGAAACCAGAAAGACTGAATGTTAAATTTCTGGTGTGGTGAATCCCCCTATGCGGAGGGGCATTGCCAGTCTGATATGTTTTTTGCGCATTGCGAGTCGTCTGTGGACTGGCGGCGACTTACCGGGAGGCACCCGGCACCACACCTAATAAAAAATGATGATAGCTGTAAGGCCCACTTCGGTGGGCTTTTTCTTTGGGCAAAAAAAAGCCCGCATGGTTTCATGCAGGCAAGGCAGTTACATTTAGATTTTGTCCCGGTATATGTTTTTTTGTCCGGAAGTCGAAAGATACTGTCTCGAATACATTTTGTAAATAACGGATTCAAATCACAAGGCCATGCATTTGCATGGCTTTTTTATTATCAGGTCCCGCAGGAATCATCATCGACACGCTTCGTTGTTAAATCCAGCCTGACGGGCCTGACCCTTTTCAAACACACAGCTTCCCGATCTTCCATCGGAGGCGGTAACTATGGCTAAACGTATGCAAGACAAAGAGAGCATTGCCGGGATGTCCTGGCTGGTTCTGCTGATCATTGCTTGCTGGGGTGGACTTGTCCGCTACCTGATAGATGTGAAGCAGAGCAAGGCAACATGGAGCTTGATCAATGCTCTTGCCCAAATGGTGGTTTCAGGGTTTACCGGCGTTATTGCTGGCCTGGTGAGCATTGAAAGCGGACTGAGCATTTACATGATACTGGCCACTTCCGGAATTAGCGGGGCAATGGGTTCTGTTGCTCTGACCTATTTATGGGAACGCATTACCGGAGTTAAGGCGCCATGACAGCAGATCAGATTATCGAGGGGATCCTCGGCAAGGAGGGTGGTTATGTCGATCATCCGTCGGATAAAGGCGGGCCGACCCGCTGGGGCATCACGCAGACCACCGCCCGTGCACATGGCTACACCGGTGATATGCGGAACCTGCCCAGGGAAACAGCAAAGCAAATCCTGCTGAGCGATTACTGGACCGGCCCCCGGTTTGACCAGGTGGCAGCTCTATCTACGTTACTGGCAGATGAGCTTTGCGACACTGGCGTGAACATGGGGCCATCTGTAGCCAGTAAGTTTTTCCAGCGCTGGCTGACCGCAATGAATATGCGCGGAAAGCTGTATCCCGATCTGATTCCGGATGGCGCCATTGGTCCCCGAACCATCACCGCGCTTAAGGGATACCTTTCCGCCCGCGGGAAAGAGGGTGAACAGGTTCTGTTGCGTGCGCTGAACTGCAGCCAGGGTGCCAGATACCTCGAACTGGCGGAGGGCCGCGAAGCCAACGAGGATTTTCTCTACGGCTGGGTTAAGGAGCGTGTCCTGTGAAGATGATCATTTTCGCTTTGCTTGTGCTGGTGGCTGTGCTCGTTCTGTTACTTCTGCGCAAATATACCCGGCTGGAGTTCGTAGGGCATGCCAGCTTGCTGCTGAAAACGTGGTCTGTAAAGCTGGGAGCTATCGGCGCGCTGGTTGGTGTATGGGCGCAGTCGTTCCCGGATGCTGCGCTGCACGCCTGGGCGGTGCTGCCGCCGGATATCAAAAACATCCTGCCGCCAAACATCGTTGCGTTGATTAGCCCTGCGCTGGTGGTGCTGGCCGTACTATCGCAATACGTACGCCAGCCAGCATTGAAAGAAAAGGCCGACGAACTGAAGGAGCAGCAATGAGCTTTGAAATTATCGCGGGACTGGTGGTCGTCATCCTGGGTGCTATTGCTGGCGCGTTCGGCATTGGTCATGCTCGCGGGGCCAGTAAGGCGAAAGCCAAAGCTGATCAGCAACGTACCGAAGAGAACGCCGCTGCTACTGTCGCCGCGGCAGAACGCCGTGCTGAAGTCACGAAAGGGGCCAGCGATGTACAGGAAGACGTTAAGCGTATGGGCGATGACGATGTTGATCGGGAGTTGCGCGAAAAGTTTACCCGCCCCGGTAGTCGTTGACACGGCCTGCAGCTGGGTGCGGATCATCTACCTGACTGACCACGATATCGATGTGTTGGATAAGCAGACCAAGCGTGACATCCTGGCGCACAACAAAGCAGTGCAGGCCAATTGCTCGCAGCTCACAGAGAAGGGTTCCAGGTAATTCAGCTACAAACGCAGAACACTTTAGGTATTGAAATTTACATGGCCACATGAACAAAAAATCAGAATACGAGACAACAGAGCGCTGAAAAATGAAAAGTTGGTATCTAAGTCAGGTGCATTAAGGCACTATGGATTTTCAATTCCTTCTATCTAAGAAGCTGCCCATGACAAGAAATTCACTCCCTCAACTTCCGCATGGTTATCGATACGGTGACGAGCACTCTATTCACCCTCATTGTGATGGGGATTATTTAGCTCCGCAGGGATATGTTATCAAGTCCGTTAACCTTGTAGATGGGGTGGTTATTTATGTGCCCATCCAACGCTACATCAAGCATCTAGATCTTTGGGTTAATGCCGAAGGAACTGTCGAATAAATTGTTAGTTACCGGCCTCGTTCGGGAGAGCTGAGAATTGCCATCAAAAGACCAGCAGAGATGCCTGGTGCTCTGGTTGAATGTTCCGGCAAGTTGAAAATGATTGGTTCAATGAGCTCTTTCGATATTTAAATGCTTTCGATAACTTAAATGAAGCTATCACCACGTTATCACTGCCAGCCAACACCAAAACGGCAGTGGTCAGTTAAAAAGCAGAAAAGCCTCTCCCGGGTGGCTCCTGAGAGATTTTAGTTTTCTAACTGGTACCAACCAAAGGTCGCATTTTTTATGCGACCTTTTTTATTGTGCGTAACAGGCATCCGTAAGGAAACCGTTCAGCTTGTACACACGGCAAAGATAAATGCAAAAGCATCACAGAGGCTATTTTGTCGAATGGCTTCGATAATACTCCCCACATCGCACAGAGGTAAGACATGTCAGAGACCACTGCATCCGAGCAAATCCGCCTGGATATAATCAAGAAAGTTAATTATGACACCGCAGCGGCCAAGCTGGCCATTGACTGGGTAGGCGACAGCTATCTGAAGTCTGAGCTATTCGCTGACTCTTTCGATCATGTTTTCACGGAAAGTGAGATTGTCTCGAAGACCCGTAAGGCAATCCAGGAAGCGACCGAAGCGCTGGCGCTGTTTGATACTGCCGCTGAGAAGGTCAGCTAAGGCATTACAGCAGGCATTCATCGAGTGCCTGTGATAATGTTAAAGCTCCTGTATAAGGGGCAGTTGTATGATATCATGCAACGAAACAACCAAGCTATGGAAAGTCCGGGTAATGGTTTGGAGTGAATGTGATGTTTAGCAGCGGTGGTATAAATGGCTACTTTTTCCTGTTGCTTAGTATGTGGCCAGTGCTAATGGTTTTATTCCTGGGATTGTCTCCTGCATTTTACGGTGTGTTAATGCCTAAAACGGCAATTGCTTGTCTGGTGATCGCTGCAGCCTTTGGCATTGGTGGGTGGTTCTATGGATTGTGATCTAAGTAACATTTGGTCAGGTTATAAACTGGTATCTGACCGCATTACAGCAGGTATTCATTGAGTGCCTGTGATAATGCCCGTCAGACAATGGACTGATATCATTGTCTGTTTCTCCCGGTGTATTTTGAAATACTCAATACTCTCATAACGTCTCTGCCTGCCAACATCAGAACGCCAGAGGTTAGTTAGCCGGATAGATGCACCTCTCTCTGTTGGCTCCTGAGAGATTCTTTATACGCTGGTTGGTAGTGACCAAAGGCCGCATAATTTTGCGGCCTTTTTCATTTCTGTAAAATGAAAGTCCTCAGGCGGTTAACGATGCTCTGGACCATGGAAGTGATCTCCACCATGTCCGCCGCTATGAGGCCCAGGGGGAAGGATACATCCTGAAAGAGACAGCGCACCACAGATCACAAAAACAGCAAGCATAATTCTTTTCATAATAACTCCTGAACTAAAGAGCCTTAATTCCAAAACAAAAAAGTGAATATTTTATGGAGAATCAGTAATTCCTTTTTCTCCCTCACGTTAAATAGGAATAATCCATGGCAAAACCGGACTGGGGCGAGCTTCAGCGACGGTTCCTGTCCGATCATGCCGCAACCGGCGTATCACCGAAGGATTGGTGTGAAGCGCAGGGACTGAATTACGCTACTGCCCGCCGATACATCAAGAAACCCACTGCGCAAACTGCGCAAAAACCTGCGCAGAAGAAACTGCGCACTGCGCAAAAGGAAAAGTGCGCAGAAGAGCTGGTGGATGATGATGGCCTCACCGATCAGCAACGTTTATTTGTCGCAGAATACCTGAAGGACCACAACGCCACGCAGGCCGCTATCCGTGCCGGGTACAGCAAGAAGACTGCTGAACAAATTGGCTATCAGCTGCTTCAGAAAACTTCAGTTGCGCAGGCCATTGCGCAGCAGCAGAAAGCATCCATTGTGCGCACGCTTGGCAGCGCTGATGAAGTGCTTGAGCAGATGTGGCGGCTGGCAACATTCGACGCCAACCAACTTTCTCAGTATCGCCGCGGGAGCTGCCGTTACTGCTGGGGCTTCGGTCACCAGTATCAATGGCGCGATGCTGTTGAGTTTGAAGAGAAGCTGGCTGAGGCTTTAGCGAAGAAAGGGAAAGAGCCAAACGACAGAGGCGGCTACGGTTACGACCATACCAGCTCGCCTAACCCGAAATGTCCTCGCTGTAATGGTGATGGCATCGGCCAGCCTTTCTTCGCCGATACGCGCAATCTGGCGCCTGATGCTGCACTTGCCTATTCCGGCGTTAAGCTCGGAAAGAACGGTGTGGAGATAACCGCTATCAGCCGCGAACGAATGTTCGAGGCGGTGATGAAGCGTCTCGGACTGGCTGATAGTGAATTCGCCCAGCGTCTACAGCAGATTGAAATCGAGCGCCGGCAACTGGAGATCGACCAGCTTCGACAGGAGATAGCCCTGGATAAAAACCCGACGGGATTTGAAGAGGATTATCAACTTCAGCCAATAACTCCCGATGAGGAACCTCCAGATGATCCAATCCTCTAGCAGCGATGCTGTCAGCCTGACACCGAAACAGGCAAATATTTACGTCTGGGGATGGCAGCGCTCAGCGCGTTTCAGGGATGCTGTATGCGGTCGCCGGTTTGGCAAAACATTCCTGGGCAAAGCGGAAATGCGCAGGGCTGCCAGACTGGCGCAGAAATGGAAAGTCAGTGTAGAGGATGAAATCTGGTATTGCGCACCCACACAAAAACAGGCAAAGCGTGTTTTCTGGCGAAGGCTGAAACAATCCATACCTCCACACTGGCGGGCATCGAAGCCGAACGAGACAGAATTATCCATCACTCTTAAAAGCGGACACATAATGCGATGCGTCGGGTTGAATAACTACGATGACTTGCGTGGGTCTGGCTTGTTTTTCGTGCTGGTGGATGAATGGGCGGATTGCCCGTATGCAGCATGGGAGGAAGTATTGCGCCCGATGCTGTCGACTTGTCGGTATATCGTAAATGGTGTGCAGTTTATAGGTGGGCATGCTCTCCGGATTGGCACACCCAAGGGATTTAACCATTGCTATGATTCATGGCTTGCCGGACAGGACAACCGAGAGCCTGACCATAAAAGCTGGCTTTATACGTCGGTGGATGGTGGAAATGTTCCTCCAGAAGAACTGGAAGCTGCTCGCCGGCGAATGGATCCCAGAACGTTCAGGCAGGAATATGAAGCTTCGTTCGAAAACTATCAGGGCGTTGTTTATTACTGCTTTGATCGCCGTAAAAATCATACTGATGAAACCGTTAAACCAGGTGAAGCGCTGCATATCGGTATGGACTTTAACGTGGGGAAAATGGCGGCAGTGGTTTATGTTCTGCGTAATGGGCTTCCCCGGGCGGTAGATGAGTTCATGGATGTATTTGATACTCCGGCAATGATTGAAGCGATTAAGACGCGGTACGAGGAAGGGAAGCACACAATCAATATCTATCCCGATGCTTCAGGGAAAAACAGGAAGTCCAGTAACGCCAGCGAGTCGGATATTTCTCTGCTCTATGATGCTGGATTCTCTGTGCTGGTTAATGACAGCAACCCGGCAGTAAGGGACCGAATAAACGCTGTCAACTCAATGCTGTGCAATACCTACGGCGAGCGCAGGATGATGGTTAACACGGTAACTTGCCCGAAATTCACTCAGTGCCTAGAGCGACAGGTCTATAACGATAAAGGCGAGCCAGATAAGAAAGGCGGCTTTGACCACGGCAATGATGGCGGTGGTTATCCAATCGTGTACCTGTTCCCTGTCAACGCTACAGCGTTCGATATCACCCTCGATACGACATTCTGATATGGCCAATAATGATATTACTTACGTCCGCCCTGAGGTCAGGGCGGCGATGCCCGTGTGGAAAAAAATTCGTGACGTGTGCAAAGGGGCTGATGCTGTAAAGGCCGCCGGGAATGAATACCTCCCTTTTCTGGATCCGTCCGATAAGTCTGCACGCAATAAAAAGCGCAATGCTGATTACATTCAGCGCGCCGTTTTCTACGCGATAACGGGCAATACAAAAGTGGGTCTACTGGGGCTGGCATTCAGAAAAGACCCGACCATGACCGCGCCGGATAAACTGAATTATCTTCGTGACAACGCCGATGGTGCTGGTGCCAGCATTTATCAGCAGTCCCAGCAGGTTACAGAAAATATTCTGGAGGCCGCGCGCGAGGGGCTTTATACGGATTATGCAGCTGAGACCGACGAGGCGATCATCCTTCGTTATCAGGCGGAAAGCATCATTAACTGGCGCACCAAACGCATCAATGGACGTGATCAACTGGTGCTGGTGGTTTTACGCGAATGCATGGAAAAAGAAGATGGTTTTGCGTACGAGGATGAAATTCAGTATCGCGAACTGGCTCTGGAGAACGGAAAGTTTGTCTGCCGGGTATGGCGAAAGTCAGCTGACGCAGGCTCTTTTTCCGTCACTTCCGAGTATCATCCTAAGCCAAAAGGTGAGGATTTCTGGGATGAGATCCCCTTTACCTTCGTTGGTGCGCAGAATAATGATCCCACCATCGACGAGTCGCCTTTAGCCGCCCTCGTTGAAATTAACCTTGGCCATTATCGTAATTCGGCAGATTACGAAGACAGCGTATTTTTCTGCGGTCAGGTTCAGCCGGTGATTTCCGGTCTTGATACCGCCTGGCGTGACTGGCTGCAGGATAAGGGAATTCGTGTCGGTTCTCGTTCTCCATTCCTGCTGCCGAAGGAGGGGAGTTTTACCTATGCTCAGGCGCAACCAAACACCCTGGCTAAAGAGGCGATGGACAGTAAGCGTGATTATTCTGTTCAGCTTGGCGCCCGGCTTATCGAGCAGAACGGCGCGGTTAAAACCGCCACGCAATCCAGCGGCGAGCAAACCGCATCCACATCGGTGCTCGGCATTTGCGTTTCCAATGTCTCGGAGGCCTATACGCTGGCGCTCGGCTGGTGCGCCAGATATCTCGGCATAAAAGGCGAGGAATATCGTTACAGCATCAATCAGGAGTTTATCGCCAAAGTCGCAGAATCCGGCATGGTAACGGCAATCGTCAATGCCTGGCAGTCCGGTGCGATTCGCGACACGGATATGGTCAGAGCTCTGCAGAGGCTTGACTTGATAGATCCTGCTGACGACCCTGAAACTGTCATTGACGCTATTCGTAACGGCGCGCCTAACCTGATTGGTGGCAATAATGGCAACGGCGAATGACAAACTGCAGGATGAATCCATAGCCCACGCTATATGGGTGAGTCGCTACAGTAACGGCGTTGCCAACAGGATGATAAAAGTCCTGAATGACAGCGACGCCGAACTTACCGCAAGGTTGCTGGTGGCTATTGATACGCTGGACGCTGAGAGCTTTACCGTTTCTAGGCTGGAAGCGTTACTGGTAAGCGTCAGGGCGATAAACAAGGATGCGATTCAGTCGATGTATGCAGCTCTTACTGCCGAGTTGCAGGAACTGGCGAAGCACGAAGCCACTTTTCAGATGAGCCTCTTCCAGTTTGCCATTCCCGACGATGTTCTGGCTCTTCATCCACTGGTTGGCATCTCCCCGGATGCAGTTTATGCCGCGGCGATGGGGTGTCCATTTCAGGGGCGGTTGCTAAGCGAATGGGCCAGCAACCTCGAAGCTGATCGTATGGCGCGCATATCCAACACTGTGCGGCAGGGTTTTCTCCTGGGCGATACGCATGAGCAGATCGCAAAAAAGGTTCGTGGCCATGCTAACCGCGGCTACCAGGATGGTGCGCTTCAGATGAGCCGGGCTAATGCAGCCAGCATAGCGAAAACGGCAGTAGGGCATCTTGCATCGACAGCAAGACAAAGCTTTGCAGCGGCGAACGACGACATTCTGAAGGGTAAGCAGTGGTTATCTACTTTGGATAACCGGACATCAAAGGATTGTCGGATCCGCGACCGCCTCAAGTACACGCTGGATAACAAACCGATAGGGCACAAGGTGCCTTATTTGCAGGGACCGGGGAAAATCCACTTTTGCTGTCGTAGCACCGAAACATACATACTGAAATCGTCCGAGGAATTGGGTATCAAAATCGGCGAAATCAAGGACAGCTCGCGCGCCAGTATGGATGGACAGGTTCCGGCTGATACGACTTACCAGGACTGGTTCTCCCGGCAGTCGTTCACGCGACAAGCTGAGATTGTCGGAGAAACGCGCGCCAGACTGATTCGTGATGGCGGCATGTCTCCCGATGAGTTCTACAACGACAGGGGCGAGTGGCTGACGCTGGACCAGTTGCGCTCAAAGGATGAGCAGGCATTCAGAAACGCCAGGCTTTAACCAACATATCTTATTCAATCAGGCTGCCTTCGGGCGGCCTTTTTTACTGGGCCAGGCCCACAGTAACTATCCCAAGGGGACAACATGCTTATTCGTAACATGCTCATTAAATATTATTCGGCAGCTGGTGGTGAAGGTGGTGATGGCGGTGGATCCGGTAGTGGTGCGCCCGAGATTACGCCGGAAATCCAAAAGCTGATCGATGAGCAGGTCAGTGCTCAGGTTTCAGGCCTGAAAAATAAAAATAGTGAGTTACTCGGTAAGCTCAAAGAGTCCACTGAGTCGCTAAAGCGTTTTGAAGGTATCGATCCTGACGCGGTGAAAACCATTCTCCAGCGTTTCTCTGATGATGAAGAGGCGCAACTGATCGCCGCCGGGAAAATTGACGAGGTACTGGATAAACGCACTGAGCGGCTACGTGCAGATGTTGATAAGCAAATCAAAGCCGCTAATGAACGCGCTGAAAAGGCGGAAGCGTTCTCCAGCAAATTCCGTGATCGTGTCCTGGGTGATGCTATCCGCAGCGCAGCGCTTAAGGCTGGCGCGCTGCCAGAAGCATCCGACGATCTGATTCTTCGTGCTAAAGGCACATTCCAGCTCAACGATGAAGGCGAGGCCGTAGCAGTTGATGCAAATGGCGATGTTCTGTTCGGTAAAGACGGCAAAACTCCGCTCACCCCGGTTGAGTGGGCTGAATCTCTGAAAGAGACGGCCCCGCACCTGTTCCCGCGCGCCGAAGGCTCCGGGGCTGGTGGTCATAAACCCGGTGGCGGTGGCGGTAGTCTGAAACGTTCAGAAATGAGCTCAAGCGACAAAGCGGACTACATCCGCAAACATGGCCAGCAGGCCTATCTCAAATTGCCTAAGTAAGGACTAATCAATGCCTACGACCGTAAACAGTGACCTGATTATCTATGACGACCTCGCGCAGACTGCGTTTCTTGAGCGTCGCCAGGATAATCTGGAAATCTTCAACGCCGCTTCAAACGGCGCAATCATTCTCGACAACGAACTGATCGAGGGTGATTTTCGCAAGCGCACCTTCTATAAAGTTGGTGGTTCTATCGAATCGCGAAACGTTAACTCCACCGACCCGGTAACGGGTAAAAAAATCGGTGCCGGTGAGTCTGTCAGCGTTAAGGCGCCGTGGAAATACGGCCCGTATGAAACCACGGAGGAGGCGTTTAAACGTCGGGGTCGCGACGTTAGCGAATTCTCCGAGGTGATCGGCGTCGACGTCGCTGATGCAACGCTTGAAGGTTATATCAAGTATGCCCTACAGGGTCTTGTTGCAGCCATTGGCGCAAATGCTGACATGACGGTATCCGCGGATATTGCCACTGATGGTAAGAAAACGCTGACCCGTGGCCTGCGTAAATACGGCGATAAATTTAACCGTGTTGCGCTGTTCGTTATGCATTCCACGACCTATTTCGACATTGTTGATCAGGCTATCGACAACAAAATTTACGAAGAAGCTGGCGTGGTGGTTTATGGCGGACAGCCAGGCACGTTGGGTAAACCGGTGCTGGTAACTGACACCATGCCAGTTGATGCGATTCTGGGGCTGGTGGCCGGCGCGGTATCCGTAACGGAATCACAGGCTCCGGGCTTCCGTTCCTACGATATCAACGACCAGGAAAACCTTGCCATTGGCTATCGCGCAGAGGGCACGGTTAACGTTGAACTGCTGGGTTACAGCTGGGATGAGACGAAGGGCGCTAACCCTGACCTGACCAAAATCGGCACCGGCGCGAACTGGAAGAAACATTTCACCAGTAACAAATCCACTGCAGGCGTACTGATTAAGCTGGAAGCCCCTGCGGGGGAGTAACCCTGTCAGTGGATAAAACTTCCGCAACTGCTGACAGTACCGACGCGGTGACCGTTTCGCTCAAGTACACCAGAAATGGTGCAGGAGTCTCCGGGGCATCTGTGGCGTGGACGTCTACAGGCGGCACACTCAGTGCTTCGACGTCACAGACAGGGTCTGCTGGTGGCTCGACGGTGAAACTCACCTCTGCTACGGCCGGCTCCTTCACGGTGACGGCTACCGTTGACGGCGTGGTGAAAACAACTGAAGCGATCGCGTTCACTGCTCCAGCGGGTGGTTAACTGACGGGGCGAAAGCCCCGTTTCTTTTGGTGAGGATCCGATGACCGTTTATATAACAATCCAGGACGTTGACGAGTTGCTGGGGGATACCTGGGCTGCCGCCGACAAAAAGGCTAAAGCCGTGCTACAGGCAAATACCTGGATGACGGCGCTTAGCCTTCAGGATATCGAGCCGGAGGATATCCCCGAAGAAGTTAAGCAGGCCGGAGCGTTTGTCGCTTCCGTAGCCGCTGCAGGCAATCTGTATCAGCAAAAAACAGATTCCGGCGTGGTGACGAGCAAAAGCGTTGAGGCCGACGATGTGAAGGTTTCCCGCACTTTTGCCGAGCTTTCAACCACCAGCACTGAATTACTCGATCCTGATTTGCAGCTGGCGCTGGATATGCTCAAACCGTGGATGATTAACCCTTTCCAGACGTTCTTTGTGAGGGCGTGATATGTCCGATTTGAAGGTGGTCCCATTTCAAAAGCCCAGCCATCACAACCTCGATAACGACCAGGTTATTCGCCTGCTGAAACAGGCTCTGGAGAGAGCCGAAAACGGCGGCTGCCACAGCGTCGCAGTGATACTGCTTGATGATGAGGGTAACGCGATTGATTGCTGGCATAACGGTGGGCGCCCCTATGTGATGGTTGGTGCTATGGAGTCGCTTAAAACTGACTTTATTCATGCTCATATTGAGCGGCGGTAAGGGGGTAACATGCAAAATCCGGATGTGCATTATGCCGGTGACGGGCTCGGTCCTCGCGATGTGTTTGTGAATGGAAACCCGATCAGACATGTCGTTTACGCAAACCCGGCAAAGGGTGTTGTAGAGTTTGCTCCGCTCCCGCTGCGGGTTAAACGCAACGGCGAAATTTATACCCGCAAACTCCACGGTACAGTGATCGTTAAACCTCAGCAGCGTATTGGTGGGTGCAATGGGCATTCGTGACGAGCTGCAAACCGAAGTCGCCGCGGCATTCGATACCGACCTGCAGGATGCCGTTAAGGATTTCACTGGGTCATACACCGTTCGGGGGGCCTGGGACCCGGTCACGGAAACCGGCACTGAAACGCAGGTGACTTACTCAGGGCGAGGAGTGCTGGCGCGCTATAAACTCCGCCGTATCGATGGCGTTAACATTCTGCATGGTGATGTGAAGCTAACCGCACTGGTTAACGAGGTGACTGATAAGCCGGCCGTCGGGCATATCATCACCGCACCGGATCCGGTTACGGGTGAGCTTCAGCGCTACGAGGTCATCACCGCTTCTGCCGACTCTGCTGGCGCTGCGTACTCCATTCAACTGCGGAGGGCGTGATATGGCTAAGGGCTGGAACATTGACCCGGCGGCATTCGCCGGGCTGGTGGCAGAAGATCTCAAACTACGCCAGCGGACAATCGCCATTCAGCTGCTGAATGAAATCGTTCAGCGGTCGCCGGTAGGAAACCCGGAGCTGTGGGCCATTAACGCGACCGCGGTTCAGTACAACAAAGCTGTTGGGGAATGGAACGAATCTCTTTATGCCGATCCTGCCAACCTGACAAAGACAGGCCGTCTCAGAAAGAAAGTCCGTGTTAATGACAGCATGGATATCAGGCGGCCGGCTGAGTATCGCGCAGGAACCTTCAGGGCATCGCATTTCGTCAGCATCGGCGAACCTAATCATTCCGTCCCGACCGAACCGGATCCGCGCGGGACAATGACGTTTCTTAATGGCAAAAATATCATTGACCAGGCGCCAGCCTACTCGGTGATTTACATCCAGTCGAACCTGCCTTACTCCGTGCCTCTGGAGAATGGCCACTCAACACAGGCGCCGACAGGCGTCTATGCCGTCTCGTTTAATGGTGTAATTCAGGCCTACAAATGACCCTTACAGAAATCAGAAACGCTGTCATTTCCCGAATGGCGGCACAGACCGCTATTGCCTCTGATGCGGTGGATTATCCCAATGGCCCGGTATTTGACCCCAGTAACCGCGATATCTGGGCCCGACTAACCAACATTGCTGGGCAGGCTGGCGCAACCGAGATCGGGGACGGTCCGGTAGTCCACAGGACGGGCTTACTCATCATTCAGCTTTTTGTTCCGGTCGGTTCCGGGACGTTGCTTATCTCCCGAACGGCCGATCAGCTAACGGAGCTATTCGAGTTTAAGGATGACGGAAAGCTGAGTTATTTCGCTGTTTCTGCTGTGCCGGCGGGTGAGACCGATGGCTGGTTACAGCTCAATCTTCAAATTCCTTATCGCGCTCTGTAGCGCACAAAAAACAGGAGGCTCCTGTGAGCTCAGGTGCAAAAGTAGTAGCCGCGTTCATTCGCGAGACAACGCCAGGAATCACGCCTACAGCAGGGGCGTGGAACCTGCTGCGTCGTTCTTCATTTGGTCTGAAACCAACGCAGAACACCAACGACAATGACGAAATCGCTGGTGACCGCATGGCGCAGGGTGTTTCACGCGGCGCACTGGATGTCGGCGGCGATGTCGGCACGCGGTTTCGCTGGAACCAGCATGATGATTTTCTTGCCAGCTGCTTCGGTTCCGAATGGGTAAATAACGTGCTGACGATGGGTAATGGTCGCATTACGTTCTCCGTGGCGACTTTTGCCAGTGATGTGGGGATCGCCCAGATTGCCCGCGGTTGTCAGGTTGGCACCTTCCAGATGGGAATCCCGGCCGATGGTGATATCACTGCAACCATTACATTTGCAGGGCTGGACTGGGAGACGAAGGGGGACGATACCAGCTATTTCACCACGCCAGTGGATTTAGCGGGGTCGCTGCGTTACTCCTTCAAGGAGGTCACGAACATCCGGCTGAATGGTGTTGATGGCGGGACAGGCTTCTGCGTCGACACCTTTAACATTCAGTTCAACAACAATATGCAGACTCAGCGCTGCATCGGTACCGGTTCGGCGTTCGCCGGCGCCAACATTCCGACAACCTTTACCCCGTCAGGTCAAATCACGCTGTCATGGTCAAAGGCAGCCTGGGAGGTTTACAAAAAAACGTTCACCGGCGAAACGGTGCCGTTTAGCTTCACCCTGGAGAATGCTGAAGGCGCCTATACCTTCGATTTCCCGGAAGTGCAGATCTCTGGCGACTGGCCGGATGCGGGGAGCACTGACATTGTTCAGGTTCAGCTGGATATCACCGCGGCCAATACGCCGCCAACTATCACCCGCGTTCCCAAAGTGCCGGCGACGGCAATCAGTGTTGCGCCAGCCACTTCAACTGGGGCCGTGGGATCTACTGTGACGTTAACCGCCACGCTTACGCCAGCTGATTCAACTGATACCGTCCAGTGGACGTCATCGGATCCGACTATCGCCATCGTGGTTTCTACCGGGCAGAAAACAGCGAAAGTCACACGTAACGCAGCCGGTACTGCAACCATCACCGGTAAGGCCCGCACCTTTACCGCAACGTCTGAAATCACCGTTACCGCGCCTTAATTTACCTGGCCCGTTCTGCAGTCATCGCGGATCGGGCTTTTTTGGGAGTCTTTATGCTGATTATTTCTTCTCAAATTGATTTGAACGGAGAACGCTGGTTTTTCCCTTACAAAAAGCCAGCAGGAAGTAAAAAGAAATTCACGCCGGAAGACGAGGCGCTATTTAAACTCCGTCTGTTGGTGGCCAGTAGCGAGAATCCACAATACCGCTCACGCAATGCGCTGGTGCGGCGCCATATCGACAAAATGGACGCGAGCTACCAGGTCGGTACGGATGCTTTCGATCTCGCCAGTGTGGGCGAGATTGACTCGGTTGATGATCTTCTCATCGACAATTGCGCGCGCTTTCTTCTGAAAGACTGGGAAGGCGTGGGGGAGCTGGTGGATGGTACGGAGACGGCCGTAGCGTATACACCGGAGCGTGGTGTTGCGTTACTGAAGCAAAACCCCTCTCTGTACTGGCTTATTCTGGCTGAGGCGGCGAATATTGCTCAGGGTAAGGAGCAGCAGACTCAGGAAACCGTAAAAAAGCCATAGAGGCCCAAAAGTGGCTAAGGGAATTCGCCGGCGAACAGGGCGAGAAAGCAAAGTGGCGCAGGGAGAAGCTAAATCTCCCGCCAATTCCGGAGCCTGAAATCGATGCAGTCACTGGGGAGATCCTCAACGCTTACGCCATGATATCGCGCGGCAGGAAGTATGCAGGCATGGCTGGAGTGCCGCTCCCTCTATCCCTGAATGATATCGAGCTTTACCTGGCATCTCGCACCATCCTGATTGACCGTACCGAGTTTGATGCAGCGATACTGGCCCTCGATGACGCCTGGAGGGATGAGTGGGCAGAGGCACAGAAACGTGCAGCAGATAAGAAAGGAAGCAACTGACCTACCATTAATGGTGGTCCATGCTACTGAAAGTCGATGATAGGATGTTTCCGATTGCAATCAAAGGAAACATATAATGAAAAAAGTCATCGCCTTGGCGCTTGGAGCGCTGTTACTTTCTGGTTGTACAGTACGTGTTGCAGATTTGACTGTGGCGAGTACTAAAAATTACAACCTCAATGGGGGTAAGTTCTACAAAGGGAAACGTGTAACAGCAGAAGATAGCTATCCGGTTATCATCTTCCCTCTTGGCATCCCGAACGTTAAAACAGCCGCTGATCGAGCGATTGAAAAAGATCGCTGTGCAGTTGGTCTGTCTGACGTAGTTGTCACTCAACTTAACCACTCCTTCTTGTTCGGTAAGATTGGTCTGCGTGTTGAGGGTAATCTTGTGATTGACCGCAGCCTGCCGGGTTGTGAGAACGCAAGCTGATTGATAAAGCCACCATCGGGTGGCTTTTTAATTGATGGGGTAGACAAGTGAAGATTATTGGATACTTAGCGATTGTAATAGGGGTGATCTTTGCTGTATCGGCGCTATTTATGGATGTGACAGTAGAGACAAGCGGTGGCTATAGGGTTAACAATCTTGGATTAATGTCATCGCGCCAAAATTACATGATATTTGGAGGTTTCGTAGCCATCGCAGGTATCATTATTGCTCTGGTGGGAGATAAGCTAAAAGCGTCCGGAACTTCAGTCAAATGCCCCTACTGCGCAGAATTAATAAATTCCGAAGCGGTGAAGTGCAAGCATTGCGGGAGTGATGTAACTCCTTCGAAGATAATAGCTAACACTGACAATACTGGAGCTAGTGATAGGCTGGCTGATGTCAATGTAAAGTTAATCGCTGGAATTGCAATTACTGTCTTTGCGGTGATTATCGTAGCAATAATGTTTTACCGCCAATGAAGTAAAGACCCGACAGTTTCAAAAAGTTCCAACCTCGCTTTGGCGGGGTTTTTTATTGCCCGGAGAAAAGCACGTGAAAGAACAAACCTCCCGCCTGTCCATTATTATTGACAGCTCTGGGGCAGAAAAGCAGGCTGACAATCTCGCAACTGCACTTGTAAAAATGACGCAGGCAGGTGAACGTGCTGCCACCAGTGCAGGGAAAGTGACAAAGGCCACTGATGAAGAAAAACAGTCCCTTTCTGAACTTTTAGATCGTATCGACCCGGTAAACGCCGCCCTGAACAAACTGGATAAACAGCAGCAGGATCTTGCAAAATTCAAATCAAAGGGGATGGTAGATGCCGATACATTCGATCTTTATTCAAAGAAAATCGAGGAAACACGAAACAGGCTAACTGGATTTCGTGACGACCTTGGCAAAACCGGCCAATCAGCCGCACAGACTGCCTTTGCCATGCGCATGATCCCAGCGCAGATGACCGACATTATTGTCGGCTTATCTACAGGTCAGTCACCGTTTATGGTGCTTATGCAGCAGGGCGGGCAGTTAAAAGATATGTTTGGTGGTATTGGTCCGGCAATTAAGGGTGTGGGCACCTATGTTATGGGGTTGGTTAACCCTTTCACTCTTGCAGCTGCGGCGGTCGGTTTTCTTGGTCTGGCCTATTACAAAGGCACTCAGGAGCAGGACGAGTTTTATAAGTCTCTCGTTCTCACTGGTAATCTGGTAGGCAAAACTTCCGGTCAACTGGCAGATATGGCGGCCCGTGCATCGGTCGCAGCTAACTCCACAACCGGTGCAGCAGCTTCAACGCTGAATCAGTTGGTGTCATCCGGTAAAGTAGCTGGCGACTCATTGGAGCGCGTGACAACCGCCATTGTTAAGACCAGCGAGGCGACGGGCATTGCTACCGATAAGCTGGTTGGTGATTTCAACGACATTGCTGCTGATCCGGTTGCAGCCATTACCAAACTTAACGACCAGTACCACTTTCTGACACTGGCAACCTACAACCAGATTAAAGCGCTACAGGATGAAGGTAATCAGCAGGATGCTGCACGGGTGGCTACTGATGCTTACGCCAATGCCATGCAGCAGCGTGCGAATGATATTCATCAGAATCTTGGTCTTCTTGAAAGTGCATGGGACTCGCTGGGTAAAACGGCCAAAGGTGCCTGGGATGCGATGCTCAATATTGGGCGCGAACAAACACTAACGGATAAACTTTCCTCCTTAAACGAAAATATTGCTGAAGCCCAAAAAGGGCAAAAAGATGGTGGGTTCTGGAACAGTTTTAGCGCGAGGTTTACCAACCTCCCGGAGATGATAAAACAGAGAGATTTGCTCGAATCAGTTGCCAATCTTCAGGGGGATGTAACCAAAGGACAGGCGAAGGCTAAGGAAGCCGAACAGCAAAGAATTAAAACGCAGCAGGAAGCAGATCGCGTTAACCAGCAATATTTGAGCAATGCGGATAAGCGCAATAAAGCTATTAAGCAGCAAAGCGAGTTCCTGAAGGCAGGTGCAATTACTGCAGAGCAATATGCAAAAAATGTTTCTCGTATTAACGAGCTGTACAAAGACCCGAAATCACCCAAGACGCCAAAGGGTAAAGCATATACCGAGGACGCGGCAACCCGGCTGCTTGATCAAATAAACCAGCAGACAACTGCCTTGCAGTCCCAGCTGGATGCCAGTGACAAGCTTAACAGCGCAACCCAGGCGCGGGTAAAGTTCGAACAGCAAATTGCTGACCTCAAGTCTGAAACGCAGCTCACAGCCGACCAGAAGTCGATTCTTTCCCGTTCAGATGAAATCCTCCAGGCGTATAAGCAGCAGGAGGCACTGCAAAATTCCGTAAAAACCCTGGACGATTACCGGAAGATGCAGGAACAGGTAAAGACGAAGGATGAGCGGACCAACGATCTGCTTAAAACCCGTCTTGAACTGCTGGAGAAGGCCAAAGCAACGGGGCAACTAAAACCCGGTGAATACGAAAAAACACGGGCAGATATTTATCAAAACACCGATATGCAACTGCCCTCGATGGTTCGTAATGTTGTAGGAAACCTGACACCCACAGGAGGGCGACTCTCTGGAACTTTTGAGGGGATGCAGGGGCAAATCAACGAATATGACCAGGCTCAGCAAGAGCTCCAGCGCTGGCTGGCAGCTCAGGAGGAAGCTTATGCGAAGGCCGGCGAAATAACTGCCGAGGGTGAGGCCAGAATGACCTCGATTCGTCAACGTGCAGCGGATGCAAATCAGGTCATAGAGGCTCAGAAAAACACCATCATATCTGCGGCCACGCAGTCCTTGTTTAATAGTACCGCCGAAATCATGCGAACGGGGTTTGGTGAGCAATCGGCAATCTACAAGGTTGCTTTTGCTGCGAGTAAGGCATTCGCTATCGCGGACTCGATGGTGAAAATCCAGCAGGCTATAGCAAGCGGTGCAGTAAGCGCGCCTTATCCGGCCAACATCATCGCTATGGCCTCAATCGCTGCGCAGACCGCCAGTATCGTCTCAAATATTCAGGCTGTTTCAGGCGTTGGCTTCGCCTCCGGCGGTTACACCGGCCCCGGTGGTAAGTATCAGCCAGCGGGTATTGTTCACAAAGGAGAGTACGTCTTCGACCAGGCATCAACGAACCGGATCGGCGTGTCTCAGCTTGAGGCACTTCGAAATGGCCAACCGCTTGATGCAACTCTGGGGCGTACAGGGTTTGGTACTGGTGTTCAGAACGTTAACAGCGATAACCGTAGGCAAACAACTGTACACGCGCCGATTAATCAGGAGTTTCATCT